TTGTTTGATTGGCCGACTGATACTCCGTGTCCGGCCATGTTACCTTGCGGTGTTGGATCGGTGGATGCTACCCCAGATTCGGAATTTTGTAAAACCTCACTTATAGTAACTGGAGTAGATGACCCACCTAAGAACTCAGGTCTTTGTAATCTTGAATCTGATGATTTTACTCCGAAATGTGATTGTATTATTTCGATATATCTTGAACCGCCTCTAGCGTTTCTTTCGAGCCATTCTTGTAATCTAAATGCTCGTCTTAGTTCGTTGATTGATGCTGCTGCTGCTGTTGATAAGTCTGCTTCTAGTTGTCCATTAGGATCTAGAACTGTTTGAATAGCTCCGACACCTGTTGTATTTGTAAGAGAACCAGTTGATGAAGCAGTTTTAACAGGATTTAAACCTAAAGCAGCTGATTGTGTTGCTAGGTCTGTAAGAATCATTGGTTGTACAGGTGTATCAATTAATGATACTGGTGCAGTTGTTCCTAATGGGATTGTTGCTTCTGGGCCTTTTTGTGTCCAAGGTAGGGCAGAAGTGAAATAGTCATGTTGCCATGCTCTTTTTTGTATAAAGTTGTATTTATCTAAATGATCTATATCTCCTGTTGTTGCTTTGTCCTCTATTGGTGTTACAAGATTTTGGTCTCTATAATAATCGTTGTATATTTTGTTATATGCATTAAATGGCAGTGCATTTAATTTTGTGCCGTTAATAATTCCATTGGGTACGCCTAAATAATCGGCTAATGAACCTGATTTTATAACGTAATCGCCTCCAGCGGTTGGTGGTGTTAATGTAGGAAATGTTGGGTTCGCGTAACCGTCTTCACCTCCTGATATAAAGTCTTCCCATTTGTCCCATAATATTCTGTTTGGTACAAAAAAGAAATGTGTATATACTGATGCTTTGTGCATTATTGGTGCTACCATTGGTGCAAATCTTAGCATTTGTGAACTGTTTATTGTAAACATATCGCCTGGTACTGTTTCTTGTACTAAGATTGGTGTTAATTCTCCTATAGTTGCTGAGAATTTTCTATCGTGTGATAGGTCGAATGTGTTACTTGATGGTCTTTTTACTGATACTTGATTAAATATACTCATAGTTTGTTGTTTTAGTCTAATGTTGTTTCTGGATTTACTAAAAATTGTGATAATTGAGGTATTGATGCCATTACCATTCTAAGTAATGTCATTCCTAATGTTCCTGAAGGGTTTATATTCATTTGTGATAATCGTGCTTGAAATTCAGCGATTTTTTGTTTTGCTTGTGCAGTTGAAGTTTTAGCCTTTACTGTTAGTAATTCTTCTGCGGCTCTTTCTACTGCTGTTTGTACAAAAGGTGTAAGTTGTTTATTTTTTAAATACTGTTGTATGTTCCCTAATGACATTTTTTGTAATTCGGCTCTAGCCATTGGCTCTAAATATTTTTTATCTACGCCTATTTTTTGCATTTTATCTAAAGTGTCTGCATTTGTATTTTCAATATTTGCTTGTGCTTGAAATGATGCAAGTGTATTAGGTATTATTGTTTCTGCTCCTGTAGGTGCAGCTCTTGATGGAGATGGTGCTGACCCGGAGTTCCCGGTCGCCCCAGCTACGGATTGTCCGTAGATGAGGTTTGGATTCAGGCCTGCTTTTTTTAGTCTGGCCATTTGAAGACTGGGATCGTTATAAGCGTTTTGCATATTGAAAAATTTGATATTCTGTCTATCTGCTCTTTCTTGTGCTTTTTTGTTTTGGTTAGCTGAATACAGTTGTCCCGCAATTGGTATCGCTGACAATACGGCTCCGCCTAATTTTTTCCAGAAACTCATACTTTAGTGAGTTTTGGTTTGTTTACGTCTTGTGGTAATTTGTGTGGAAAGTTTTCCTTATGATCTTTTAAATCATACGTAGTCCTTCTTAGTGTTTCTCTAACGCCTTCGACTAAGTCTTCGAAGTTGATTAATCTTAATTGGAGTAAATCCAATTGTTGATGACATGCTACGCAGTGGTTTAAGATTATTTTGTTTAATAATTCCTGTTGTTTTTTCTCTTGTTCTGTTTTGAAATTTGTTGTTGTTGACATAAGTGTTTAATTTATGTCCTATAATTTATACTATGTTTAATAGGTTACGTAACCTGATAGTTTATAGGACTGGTTTTACATTGATTTGATGTAAATATAGTTTTTTTTTTTTAATTGACGTACTTTTAATCGTTTATTTTTGTTAGTCGTTGGTCGTGCCTCCCTCCTACTGCCGTAACTAGTTGATTTTTAGTGTTGTGTCAATTAGCATTAATATATCAAGTATGTATTAATGCTTTAGCGCTTCGCTTTTTTCCATAAAAAAAACCTTAGTTAACTAAGGTTTCGTTTTTATCGGAAGTTTGTAAATCTTGTTTTTCTTTAAGATTTTTTTCCTTTTGCTGCTGTGCAGCTTTTTTCTCATCTTTGATGAGTTTGTTTATGGACTTGTTTTTGTCCATAAGTTCTTGTTTGTATAATAACATATCTGTTATATCGTCGAATCTTGGTATTTCGGTATCGAAATATTCTCCTTGTCTTTCGTTTGTTGTAAGGGGTAAACCTCTTGAATGTCTGTCGAGTAAATCTCGAATAGACATTGTCATGTCTGGTTGTGTATGGATTGTTTGATCCATTTTTTTACCTTCGTTTTTGTAATTGTCTGTAAATTGTTTTTGAATTTTCATAAGTGTTATATTTTTTGTCTGGTTAATTTTAATTGTCTTTCGTTTTGATATATAAGCATTTTTTTTGCTTCAAGGTCAAGTCTTGCTTCTTCTGTAGTCTGTATATCAAATTTATGAGCGTTGAGCTTTTGGTACTCATCGTTAATTTTTTTAAGTTCTTTTTTAGTAAAGATTTGTTGTTTATAATATCTTGGCATAGAAAGTATATGGCCATTTTCGTGTACAATACACGCAATTTGTCTTTGTCTGTAGTATTCACGCATTTTAGGTGTTAAATAGTTCATGCCCATTTTTTTTGACATAAGTGAGAATTCCTTAAGTCTGTCGTCGTGGACGCTGTTTCTTTCGAAAGTGCCTTTGTTAATATATCCCACGACGTAGTTAATAGTTAGGGCATTTGAATGTGTTAGCATTGTGTGGCCATGGCCCCAAATGTTGTCTAGTTTCTCAGGTTTTTTTAAGAAACTATGTGGTAGGTTGAAGACTATGGCGTGATAATGTGGCCGTTTTGTCTTTGTGCCGTATTCTCCACAAGCATAATATTTTAGCTTGTTGTTGGTTGTTTTGCGTAAGCGTTTGAAAAAGTCCTGATAATCTTTTTTGACTAGGGTAGGGTATCCGTTTTCTGAAAGTGGTTCTTCTGCATATGTTAGAGTTAGAAACGCAGCAGAAGAGCTTATTTTAGCTTCCTGGTTGATTCTAAATGACCAGTGTCCTGTTCGTCTTTTAAGGCATGCAACACATTTGCCACATGGTACAGTTACGAAAAGATTCTGATTGTTTATATCTTTTGTTTTGTTTCTGACCGATAGTGGTGTGATACATTGCATAGTTTAGAGTCTTATTCCACCCCTTGATATCCTAAAGGAGTTGTACTTTTGGCTTTTTCTTTTTTGTTTTTTAAGGGATTTTTTTAATCCATATGATTTTCTTCCTTTTCTTCTTCTTCTCATAGTTAAATTGTTGGTACTCCGAAATATGGCATCGGACGTTTTGCCTTGATATTGTTGTGTAAGTACACGTATAGTTTTTCTTGGTCAGATACTGCAAATACTCTGTCGGTTTCTGCTGCATCGCATTCTATAAAATCTTCGTTTAAACTAGGTCTATTTGCAAATATTCTGCCCATGTGCCAAAAATCTAATGATGTTCGCATTTCTCCGTGAACTGTTGAAGGTATGTATTTATACTCTGCGTATCTTGGTGTATATCCAAATACGTCATCGTTTTTGTTGTCTGATGCATCGTGGTATAACTCCTGATTTAATATTGGTTGTTCGCCTATATTAGCGAATGATGGCCAGAAGTAGTCAAATTTGTCGAATTTGCTAAATACTTTTGGTAGTCCTTGTTGATATGCTGATTTTGGCATAACGGACATAATTCCAATAATAAATCCGTGCTCTTCGCACATATATGATACTTTGTTTGATTGGCCGACTGATACTCCGTGTCCGGCCATGTTACCTTGCGGTGTTGGATCGGTGGATGCTACCCCAGATTCGGAATTTTGTAAAACCTCACTTATAGTAACTGGAGTAGATGAC